GCCCAGTACTTCGGTGCGCCGCCCCGCGTTTGCGCCGCTGGTCCATTCGAGCGTGCCGAAGGTGAACCAGCCAGACGTGAATGTGCCCAGCCCCGAGGCGGTGAAGGCCCGGTCGCGCAGGAGATCGATCACCGCGCCTGTGCCCTTGTAGGCGGGGTTCTCCAGATCGACGCCGCAGCGCGCATCGCCGAGCGCGGCGTCGCAGGTCGCCTGGAACGTACGCCCCACCGTCTGGCCCAGCACATGGGCGAGCGAGCGCACCTCGGCCACGAAGGCCAGCCGCCCGCGCCGGATCTGGCCGATGGCGCCGCGCCGCATCAACACGCGCTGCCCGGTATCGGCCCAGTTCGCCCGCCAGAGCTCGACCTCGGCGTTGTCCCAGCGGCCGTCGAGGATGTCGGTCTCGGTGATCCGGTCCGAGGTCAGCACGCCTTCCGCGTCCTGCGCATCGACTGACAGGTCCGAGCCCGACCGCACCTCGGAGGCGGTCAGCCCGCTCTCAGGCTCGAAGTCTGTCCCGTCGAAACTCAGCGTCCGGTCGTGATCGGTGAAGCCTAGACTCGTGCCGTCGGCGCGCGTAATCCGCCAGCACCAGGCGAGCGTCGTCGTGCCCTCGTCGAGATGGGCCTGCAGGGCGGGCGAGAGGGATTTCATCGGCAGGTTCCCGTCATGCGGTCATCGAGATCGGCGATCCAGTCCGCCCAGTCAGGCGGAACGTTGACGACGGTTTCGGCGGGTGGTCGGGCGAGCCGCGCCTCGGCATAGGAGGTGCAGCCGGCGTCACCAGCGCCCATCGTTGCGGCGGTGAGGCGGATCAGGCGGGGCTCCAGTGGAGCGCGCCCCGCCGAACGGTCAGCAGGATCGCCGGCACCGCGGCCGTCACGAACCGCGTCGCGCCCGCGTTCGACCTTCTCCACCGTGTCGTCCATCGCATCGCGTTCCGCCTCCCGTTTGCCCGCGCGTTTGCCTTCCACACGCCCCCAGACCCGGGCGAGGACGACGCCCCCGACCGCGCCCAAGGCCGCGACCAGCCAGATCAGGAGATCAGCCATCGTCCCGCTCCCCCCGCGGCGGCGACGCACAGGGCTGCGACGAAGACGCCGAGGAAGCCGCCCACGACCAGACCGGCGAGGAACTCAAGCATCGCCGCGGAACCCGCGCTCGATCCGGTCGCGCAGGCCGATCAGGCCCAAGCCGAGGAACATCAGCCCGGCCGGCGAGGCGTCGCCGCTGCCGGCGAGCAGCGCGACGAGGCGGGACAGTTCCCCGAGCGGCCCGGTCGCGGGCAGTGCGAGGGAGGCGATGCCGGTGAGCATGGCGAGCAGTCCCGCCCACCAGGTCATCGAGTTGGGACGAACGTAGCGCATGGGTCAGGCCCTCCGGATCAGCATGGAGAAGAAGGCGGACAGCCGAACGAGCCAGCCGGTCGGCGCTTGGGGCGCAGGATCGAGGACCGGTGGCCTCGGCAGCGGCGACGGCCCGCGAGCCAAGGCCAGAGCCTCATCCTCGGTCAGGCGACGGATCGGCCGCGAGAAGTCCACGCGGCCCGTGCGATCCACGGACCAGACCGGGATTGTGCCTCCGGGATAACGGCCGTGGCGGAACAGGTCGCGCTCTGCCTCCCGGCGCGGAATGATCGAGGCAGGACGCCGCCAGTTCAGAAACGCGTCGGCGGCTGCGACGCGATTGCCGACATTGAGATGTCGGGTCAGCGCGGCCTTCGCGATGCCGCCGGTGTTGTAGTGAAAGCTGACCAGCGCATCGAACTCGTGCGGCGCCAATGGCACCTTCACGGCGCGCAGGACGGCAGCCTCATATTGTGCGAGGTCGGCGCGGAAGACCCGGAACGCCTCGCGGATCCCGGCGTCGAGATCGGCGGGCATGCCGCGCGGCATCGTGGCGGGGTCGGGTGGCCCGGCCGCGGCCGTGTGGCCGATGCCGAAGGTCCAGACCTGTTTCACATCGAGATAGGGTCCGGGCACGAGTCCTTCGTGCCGGACGAGGGCCAACAGGCCCCGGTCGGTCATGTGCATGGGATTACCGGAGAAGCGAGAGGATCAGGATCAGCGCCGCGACGGCGAGGCCGATGCGTAGGCGATGGACGAAGGCCTGCCGGGAGTCGGCGGGGTCGCAGCGGAGGGAGCGTGCGAGGCGGAGAAGGTCATTCATCGCCGCTGCCTTCGTTGGCGCGGCGCAGTCGGACGAGCAGCATCTCGATGAAGGCCGGCCCGAAGACGCCCACGAGATAGGCGGCCGACCCGGCAGCGCCTCCCGCAGGGATCGCCTCGGGCGGAAGGCTGAGCCAGGCGGTGATCACGGCCATGGAGAGGCTGCCCATCCCGGCTGCGATCAGCCCGCCGAGCAGGATGTGCCGGAGCGCATCGCGCAGCCGCATCTTCGTGGTCAGCGCGTTCGTGGCGCCGCCGAGCGCGCCCCAGGCGGCGAGGATCACTGCGGTGGACGTGGCGAGTTCTTTCAGAACCGCAGCTATGAAGCGGGATTCATCGTTCATCGGCGCAGTTCCAGAAGCGGGATGGAGGTGATCGAGCCGAGACGTTCGAGGTCGAGCGTCACGTCGAGCACGTCGGTGTCGAAACGGACGGGCACGTCGAACTCGAAGCCCGCGGCAATCGCAACGCCAGCGCCCGGCGCGCCGCTGAAGGTGACGACGCCGGTTGTCGTGTCGACGGACCAGCCGGAGGGCTGCTCGACGCCCGACAGCGCGATGCGCACGGTTCCGGTCACTGGTTTGGCAATGGCGCGCGACCAGGATTGCGCGCCCGAGGTATAGCGCTTGACCAGCTGGAAGGCGGTGGTCGTGCCATCCCCGGTGCCGATCGCCTGGTCGGTGGGCGACGGCGTGCGCGAGGGCAGGCAGGACTTGTGGTCGGCCCAGTCCTTGAAGCGGAAGCCGTGCAGCCGACCGTTGCGCGCCTCGAAGAATGCGACGACCGTCGCCAGATCGTCGGCGCGGCGGATGCCGTAAGCGACATCGTAGCGGCGGCGCGAGTTGGCCCAGCTGGCGTTGCGTTCCTCGTCGCCCGAGGCGAGCTCGACGATCTGGGTGCGCCGCTCCGGGCCGCCCCGCGCGCCGCGGCTGATGTTGTCGGGAAAACGGACCTCGTGAAACGCCATCACATGCCCCTCCGCCCGAGCGACACGGCGCGGGCGATATCCGCCGCGACCTGCGTGCGGGACTGCCGAAAGCTTTCGGCGTCGCGGGCCATGATCGTGACGTTGACGCCGCCGCCCGCGCCGTAGCTCTGCGCCTCGCGCCGCGACAGCACCCGCTCGCCGCGCTGCAGGATTGCGGGCACCTCATCATGCCGAAGCCCGGCCATCCCGCCGGAATGCATCCGGGGCGCGGCGGCGAAGGCCATGGCCGGGACCATCCGCGAAGGTCCGGCCGATCCGACCATCCCGCCCGCATGCAGGACGTTGGCGAAGATGCCGCCCGCCCCGGAGAACACGCCGGAGAGCGCATTGGCGATCGGCCCGAGGATGAACCGTCGCGCCGCGAGCTGGGCGAGATCGGCCAGCAGCGAGGTGACGAGGTCGCGGAAGTTCAGCTTGCCGGTCTTCACGAACTGGCCCACCGCGTTCTCGGCCGACTGGAAGCGCCGACGAGGCTCTGGCCGATGTCGCCACCGATGTCGCGGGCCTTGCTGGCGTACTCCGACAGCGCCGCCGTGACCGCCTGCCACCCGGTGACGGCGGCCTCGGTCGCGGGCTCCGCTACCGCAGCAGCAGCTCCGGCCGCCGCGCCTGCACCCGTCGCGGCGCGTCCGGCATCGCCGAGCGCCGTCTCCAACCGTTGGGCTGCGCCGGTGGCCTCGGTCAGCGCATCGGCACTGGCCTCGTCGGTGCCGCGCACGGCATCGCGTAGGGCCTGCCAGCTTTCGAGGGGTGCACGGGCTCCCTCGGCCAGATCTCGCGCGGCCCCGCGATACAGGTTCGCGGACTCGAGTGCGCGGGCGGCTGCGTCTGTGAGCCCGAGATCGGGCGCGGTCAACGGGTTGTCCTCGAAGGCCCGATCGAAGGCCGCCTGCGCTGCCGTGGTGGCGGCACTGGCCGCGCCCTCGAAGCGGTTCTCGATCTCGCCGAGGTCGAGGTCGGGCACCAGCGAGATACGGCGCTCGGAGCCGAGCGCTTCCAGCCCCTGGTTGATGCCGCCGATGAAGCCGTTGATGCGCGAGACCACACCGTTCAGCATAGCCTCGACACCGTCGACGAGGCTGTTCGCCGCCTGGAACGCGAGATCGCCGATGGCGGCGGGCAGCAGGCCCCAGATCGCCTTGATCGCCTCGTAGGCGCCTTCGAACGTATTCGCCGCCGTGTTCCCGAATCCGACAACACTCTCGATGGCGCTCTGCATGCCCGACGCCGCATCGGCCTTCAGGTCGAAGAACATCGCCGTGGCGGCCGCGCCCGCCGCTGCGGCGCCCATCCTGATGCGTTCCCAGACCTCGACCGCGAGGTCCTTCAGGAGCGACATCGCCTCGCCGAAACCGCCCGCGCCGGAGACGAGGCGGGTGAACTGGTAGACGAGTTCGCCCGCGCCGACGATCAGCGCCCCGATGCCGGTGCGGATCAGCGCGCCGCGCAGGACGACGAGCGCATTGGCGAGGCCACGGACCGAGAGCGCCGCGGCGGCCATGCCGGCGACCCAGCGGCCCGCGAGGAAGGCCGCGAAGGTGGCAGCGTAGGTCGTCAGGCGGCCGATGTTGTCGAAGAGACCGCGGATCGCGATGCCGAGCGGCCCGGTGCGGCTGGCGACCGCCGCCATGGCGTTGGCGACCGCTTCCAGCGCGGGGGCTGCAGCGACCGCCAGCTGGTTCGATAGCCCACGCCAGATGAGGCCGAGCCGAGAGATGGCATCGTTCGTGCGCTCGATCTGGTCGGCGTCCTGCTCCGACACGACAACGCCGAAGGCGAGCACGTCCTCCGTCGCCTGGCGCAGCGTCGCCGTGTCGATCCGCGACATGGCGATGGAGCCTTCCTCGCCGAAGAGCTGCCCCGCCACCGCCGCGCGCTCGGCAGCGGGCACGAAGTTCTCGATGGCGGCGTTGATCGCACCCACGCGCTGGTCCAGCGGCAGAGCGATCAGGTCGGTGGCGGAAAGGCCCAGCCGGTCCAGCGCATCGGCGACGGGGCCGGTCCCGGCGGCCGCCTGGCTCAGACGGCGCGTCAGATCCTTGGTGGCCTGCTCGATGCCGGACATCGACACGCCCGCCAGTTCGCCCGCACGCTCCAGCGTCTGGATCGAGGCGACGGTGGTGCCGAGGGACTGCGCCAGCTTGGCCTGCGCATCGACGGTCTGCAGCCCGGAGCGGATCATCGCCACGCCCGCGGCGGCGGCAGCTGCCACGGCGGCGGCCGCCGCAACCCGCACCCGCCGCGAGAAGGCCGCGAGCCGTGCGTTCGCCGCTTCCATCTCCCGGCTCAGCCGTCCAAAGCCGCGCGATCCGGCTTCGCCGACACCTTCCAGCTCGGCCCGCACCTGTCGCCCGCCCACGGCCGCGAGGCGGACGCTGACGCGTTTCTCGGCCATCGGTCAGACTCCTTGCCTTCGCCGTATAGGCGTCTTACGTTTATGCCATCGATCAAGTGTAGGTATGACCATGACCGAGACCGCGACCCTGTCCTCAAAGTTCCAGATCTCGATTCCCAAGGCGATCCGGGCCGCCCAGCACTGGGAGGCCGGGCTGACCTTTGCCTTCATCCCGAAGGGCACGGGCGTCCTGCTTGTGCCAGTGCCCAAGCGGGAGGCGCTGAAGGGGCTCGCGCGCGGCGCGTCCGCCACCGATTATCGCGACCGGACGGATCGGTTCTGATGATCCTCATCGACACGTCGGCGTGGATCGAGTGGCTCATCGGCTCGCCGACCGGCGAGAAGCTGTCCGAACATCTGCCCGAACAGGCCGAGTGGCTCGTACCGACCATGGTCCAGCTCGAGCTGGCAAAATGGTTGACGCGCGAAGTCGGCGAGGACAAGGCGGATCAGGTCATCGCCTTCACGCAGGTCTGCCATGTGGTGCCGCTCGACACCGAGATCGCGCTGGCGGCGGCGGAGTCGTGCCGGGAGCACAAGCTCGCGACTGCCGACGCGATCATCTTCGCAACTGCCCGCACGCAGGGTGCGACGCTCCTGACCTGCGACGCACATTTCGAGGGACTGCCCGGCGTCACGCTGATCGAGAAGATCAAGGCCTGACCCCCGCACCGCCATTCGCGCTCAGCTCCTCGTTCAGCTTCCGGACCATCACCGCTTCGATGACGGGCAGCAGTTCGGCCATGGCGAGCGGCGGCACGCCAAGCGCGTCACCAAGCGCCAGCGCTGCCGACATGTCCCAGCCGATCACAGCGCCGGGCAGGACGCGCAGTTGGCCGCCGAGGCGGCCGACCAGGTCCCAGACCTGCCAACCCTCCGGCGTTTCCGGACGGTTCAGCCGCGCCGGGCAGTCCGGGCAGGCTTGCTCGCGGCCCTCGTAGGGTGCGCAGGCTTGGCAGTAGCGCTCGCCCCCGCCGAAGGACCATTCGGCGAGAGCGCGGAGGCGTTTTTTTCCTGTTCCAGCAGCAGACCCTTGGAGACGTAGGTCAGCTGGAAAGCCTCGAAGATCGGCCAGACGTCGAGCAGCGCGTCGATGGCCTCGGGGCTCGGGTCGTTGGGTTTGCCGTCGGCGTCGCCGATGCCCTCCCAGGCGAGCACCGCCCGCCGCGCCAGCGCCTTGGCGAAGGCGACCGCGCGTTCCTCGTCCGAGGCCTCCTCGGGCACCGTCTCGACGGCGGGATCACTGCGCGTCGCCACCATCAGGGCCGTGGTCAGCGGACGCAGTTGCACCCGGACGCCGGGAGCGAGCTCATGCCAGCGTGGCGCGTTCGTCAGGTCGAGCGTCAGCATCCTCAATACACCTCGATGTCGTTGATCAGGGTTGCCGTGCACATCCGGCCGACCAAGCTGTCGCGCGCCGCCTGCCAGTCGATAGTGGCCTGAACGCCCTGTGGCCCGGAAATCTCGATCCGGGGGCGCGGCAGGTAGACGGCGTGCACCGTGAAGGTGAAGCTCTCGCCCGAGGGCAGCGCGTAGCCGAATTCCATCTCGCAGGCCTCGCCGTTGATCGCCTGTGTCACCAGCGTCTGGTCGGCGAAGCGGACCTCGATCCGGCCGGTGAGCGCCGCGATGGATGGGTCCGCGCCGTCGATGCGGCCGTCCGCCCGGATCGTCTCGATCCGGTCGAGGTTGTTGGCATAGGTGATCTCGGCGGAGACCACGTTGCCGAGCGCCGTGCCGTTGCGGGTGATTGCCCCGTTGAAATGACCGAACCGCTTCAGTTCCAGCGCGGCGGGCGTCCCGGCGCTGGTGGTCGTGCCGACCGTCTCGCCCTGCGCCACCAGCCGCGCCGTGGCGGTCAGGAGCCCGGAGCGCTGCATCTGCCAGCTGAGCTGGTCGAGCACGCAGCCCGAGTACATCGCATAGCGGGGCACCTCGGGCATGCCGGTCTCGATCGACATGCTGGGCAGCGTCCAGGACCCCGACTGGAACTCGTGGCTGTACGGGGCCTCCGCGCCACTGGTCGTGGGTGTCCCGAACGCGGCCTTCAGCCAGAAGCCGAAGGCCTCGGCGTCGAGCGGCACGACGACATCGCCATCGGCCGTCACCGCGTCCTTGATCGGTGCCAGCGGATCGCGGCCGTAACCCAGAAGCTCCGAGTTCAGCAGCGGCTGCTCCGCGCCGAGCGAGGTGCTGGCGAAGGGCATGCGGGTGAAGCCGCTGGCGGGCGGCGTTCCATAGGTCGTCTCGAACGCAAGCGCCATCAGCGCCCGCGCCCCCTGGGCTCGTGCCATGGTGTTCTCCTGTGTGAGTGAGGTCAGGCCAGCGGGTCGGCCGTGGAATAGTGCAGCACCACCGGGATCACGGCGGCCTTCAGGCAGGCCGCGCCCTCGACCGGCAGATCGACCGGCCGTGGTGCCTCCGCCTCGACCCAGTCGCAGAGCCCGCCCAGCGTGCGGTCGGCAGCGAGCGCCGCGCCCACGCTGGCGCAGAGCGTGTCGAAGACGGCGTCACGGTCGGCGCCCTGCACGACCGCTTCGATCTCCGCCCGGTGCCGCCAATGGTATTCGAGCGGCGAGAGCGTCACCTCCGGCTCCCCCGGTTCGCCATCGCGCAGGATCACGAGCCCCGCCGCCGGCACCCGCTCGGGCAGAACCTCGCCGCGCAGGGCGGTGGCGGGCAACGCCGAAAGCCGCGCGTGCAGCGCGGTGAGGATGGTTTCGCGTGGGGTGGGCATCGCTGTACTCGGGCCGTTCTTGCGAAATTAATGCCTGGAGGCTATATAGCTTCCAAGACATGAGGATCGCATGCCTTGGACCGTTGCGTTTGCCGAGGAGTTCGAACCGGAGTTCGACGCACTCCCACCGGAGGTTCAGGACGCGATCCTGGCCCGAGCGCTTCTTCTGGAACGCGAGGGGCCGACACTCGGACGACCGCATGCCGACACCCTGACCGGGTCGAAGCATGCGAACATGAAGGAACTGCGCTGCAACGCCGCCGATGGCGTATGGCGCATCGCCTTCGCATTCGATCCCGACCGGCAGGCGATCCTGCTCGGCGGCGGGGACAAGTCGGGCGTGAGCGAGAAGCGCTTCTACAAGCAGCTGATCGCGCGGGCCGATGAGCGGTTCGACCGCCATCTGGCCAAACGGAAAGGATGAGGACAATGGCACGGACCCTGAAGGACAAGCTGGCCACGCTCGATGCAGCCCGTCGCGCGGGCATCGAGGCCGAGGCCGACCGCCTCCACACCGAATACCTGACCCTACAGGAACTGCGGAAAGCCAAGGATCTGACGCAGGTCCAGCTGGCCGAAACCCTCGGCATCCAGCAGGCGACCGTCGCGAAATACGAGCGCCAGAGCGATCTGCTCCTTTCGACCCTGTCGAGCTATGTCCGCGCGATGGGCGGCTCGCTCAAGCTGATGGTCGAGTTTCCCGGCAAGGCGCCGGTGGCCATCGAGGGGCTGGGGGAGACCGAGGAGCCGCGCCGCCGCCGTCGAGCGGCGCGCGACGATGGGCGTGCCGCCGCGCGCGCGTGATCATCCGGTTCGCCCTTCCACCCAGTTCGCCACGATGAGCCCCGGCAGCGAGTCATGCGCCCGCTCCGCATCCCGCGCCAGATCCAGCCGTTTTGGCAGCTTCACCTGCGGAACCAGCAGGAAGATCGGGGCAGTCACGAGGCCCCGGCCAGTCTTCGACCGTGACGCCACTGCACGGCCCTTCGTGTTCAGCCGCCCCTCGGCCACCAGCAAGCTCGGGCCACGGCGGCGGTAGATGAACCGCAGGCGCAGACCGGTACGGCGTTCCCATTCGCCTGGCGTCATCCGACCGCCGCGCGTGGATTTGCCCGCTGCTGGTGTGGGGATCGCCAGCCAGAACCCGTTCTTCGAGCGGATCAGCGGGCCGGTGTCGTGCGCGCCGACGATCACCGGCGCCTTGGACCAGACGAGGGCGGCGGCGCTGAGGCTGGGCTTGCCCTTGGGGAACTGCTCCGCCCGGATGGTGTTGGCCAGCCGCTGACCCAGACCCGCGCCGGTGATCTGCCCGCGCCAGGCCGACTTCAGCCCGCCCCCGGCCTCGCGGATGGCGGCCGAGACGGCACGCTCGCCCGCCGCGACTTCGGCCGCCATCATCGCGACGATGTCCGGTGCGATGTCGAGCTTCAGTTTCATCGGGGTCACGCGGGGCGCAAGTCGACGGTCCAGACCAGCCGCTCGCGGTCGCGCACGGGCTCGCCCTGGACGAGGAAGGCCTCGCCGTCGAGTTCGATCCGGTCCCCCGGCCTCGGCTCGGGAACCTCGGCCACGCGCAGGTCGATCCGCGCGGTCTCGGACCAGAGCCTGGCCTCGCCGAAGCTGGCGACATCATCCGCGCGGCGCGCGACCACGCGGACAAGCCGAGGACTGCCGCCCTCGGCGATGTAGACCGCGTCGCGGGCGATATTGGCGTCCGCGAAGAGCGCATCCAGCGCCGCGGAGACGGCAGTCATCACGTCCGCCGCGCGCTGCGCAGCACCTGCGGGCGGGTGCAGATGGGGAGGGGATTGCTCTCGATCTCGAGGCGCACCCATTCGTCGCGGTCGCGGTCGGGGATGGTGCGGGCGTAGAGCGGCAGCCCCAGCGTGTTGACCGTCTCGAAGGTGTCGGCAGGCGCGTAACAGATCTCGAAGAGCCCCTCGACACCCTCGGGATAGAAGAAGGCCTTGTCGGTCGGCACGCCGAAGCCCGCCCCACCCCGGTAGCGGCGGAAGGTGATGCCACCGAAGCTGACCTCGTCGGCGACGCGCCCGCGCAGGTCGGCCGCGGCGGCGGTGTTGAGATAGGTCTCGCGCACCTCCTTGTGGGCCACAAGATCGGCGAAGAAGGCCGAGCCGCATTCGGCGCGGATCTGCACGGCGCCGGCCGAGAGCCCGCCCATCGAGTCCTCGACGCTCTCGATCAGCGCCTGGCAGCGCTTGCGGAGCGCCCCCGAGGCCGGGCTTGCGTTGTCGAGGTCAAAGTCGATCTCGGCCGCCGGAGAGATGCCGAACTCGGTGAAGTAGTTCACCACCGTGGCGTGGTCCTTCGGGTCCTTCACCAGCCCCTGGATGCCGTTCAGGAGGTGGTACTCGAAGGTCGTCTCGGCGTCCTGGCGGAGCTTGCGCAGCCGATACGCGACCTCGGTCTGCACCTGCTGGGTGGCGCTCTCCGAGCCGAAGTCGCGGACGGACTGGATCTCGGAGGCCCAGAGCACGTCCTGCTTCTTGAACTGGCGGCAGACGAAGGCGCGCATCTCGCGTCGCTCGGGCACCTGCTGTTCGTAGGCCGAGCCGCGCTCGGAGAACGGAATGAGCGACAGCGTGCCGTCGCGGCTCTCGATCACGACGGTGCGGGAGCGCACGCCGCGCGGGCTGAAGAGGGCCGAGCCCGAGAGCAGCGCGGGCTTGTAGGGGATGTTCTCGAGCGCGCGCGTGAGCTCGACGATGCTGAAGGCATCGCCTTCGAAGATGTCCATGGTGGCCATGAGGATGTCCTTTCCCGGGCGCGCTCAGCGCAGGAGGATGCCGAGCGCCGCGAGCGCGGCGATGGCGGTGGCGGTCTGGGGTTCGGTGATGCCGTCGGGCCAAAGGATCTCGTGGCGGTTGACGATGGCCGGGCCGCGGACGAGCACGACCCCCGGCGCATCGGCATCGGTGGCATCGGCCTGACCCCAGAGAATACCAGCGGCGTTCTGGCTGCCGTTGGAGGCCCCCGGCGTCAGCACGGTGTATTTTCCGCCCGTGGTGATCTTCCCGAGCACCGTGCCGGGGGCGAGCTTGCCTGCCCCGGAGGCAAGGGTGACGGTCTCGCGGGTGTAGTCGCGGAGGACTTCCCAGACGAGGAAGCCGCCCGGATGGGGGCCTTCGACGAGGGTGGTCATGCGCTTATCCTTTCAGCTTGAAGGTGCGGGCGACGATCTCGCCCCAGGGGCGCGCGGCCGAGGAGCGGCCGGGCTGCGGGTGATGGGGCGCGATCTCGGGCTCGGCCTCGGCGCGGGCGGCCAGTAGGGCTGCACGGACCTCCTCTAGGCTTGCGCCCTCGGCGAGGAAGCGGGACGCCATCTGCGGCAGACCGGCGAGGCAGCAGAGATCGACCACGGCGCGGGCATGGGCCATGGCCTCGGCGCGGATGACATCGGCGTCGGGGGCTGCATCATTCGTGGCCGGAAGGCTGTTGCCTTCCGAGACACCCGCGCCGGCGCTGCCCGGCTGCGGCGCCGGATCGGCGGCACCGGCATCCTCGTCCACCGCTCCGCCCTCGGCCGCGGGCCCCTCCGAACCGTTCCCGTCCGGAACGGTTTCGACGGGGTCCGCACCGGCCGCGACCGCCTCGACCAGCGCCGGGGGCGCGTTGCGGAAGCGGGCGATGTCGAAGCGGGCGGCGATGCGCACGGGCTCGGCGATCCGCGTGGCGAGGCCCGCGGCCAGCGCCTCCCCGGCGTCGAACCAGGTCTCGGCCGCCATCAGCGCGGCGATTTCGTCCTCGGGGCGGCCCGCGCGGGCAGCATAGCCGCGGACCATGGTGGCGGCGATCTTGTCGAGCGTCTCGGCCATCGCCCGCATGTCGGCGGCCGTGCCCATGACCAGCCCCGCCGGATCGTGGATCATCAGGAAGGCGTTCTCGGGCATGACGATCTCGTCGCCGGCCATCGCCACATAGGAGGCGGCCGAGGCGGCGATCCCGTCGATCCAGACGGTGACGGTGCCTGCGTGGCGCTTCAGGGCGTTGTGGATCGCGACCGCGTCGAAGACCGATCCGCCGGGGCTGTTGATCCGCACAAGGATCGGCGCCCCGTCCGGGATCGCGCCGAGTTCCGCGAGGAAGCCCTTCGCCGAGACGCCCTGCGCCCCGATCTCGTCATGGATCGCCACTTCCGCGCCGCCGTCGCGGGCGCGGATCGCATACCAGCTTGCCATGTCGTCACTCCTGTTCGGTGGCCGGACCGGTCGCGTCGGCGCCGTCGTCCGTGTCGTTGCCGGCGCCATCACCGGGCTCGCCCGGGTCGCCGGCGTCGCGCGGGCGCCCTGCGTCTCGCCGGGGCTGGTGCGGTAGCGCAGGCCGAGAGCCGTCGCGCGCGCGGCATCAGCGGCGTTCTCGCGGTCGACCTCCTCGACGTCGTATCCGGTCGCCTCGACCACCTTGCGCCGCGAGGTGATGCCCGCCTCCATCGCCAGCACCTGCGCCTGGATGTCCTTCAGCGGATCGACCCAGTCCCAGCGCGGCGGGATCCACTGCACCGCGCGGAACCGCCCTGGCGCTGCCGCATACCCCGGCAGGTCGAGCGCACCCGCCAGCACCGCCGTCTCCATCCAGCGCGCCCAGATCGGACGGCAGAGCTGATGCGCCAGCACCCCGTGCTGGAGCTGCTGCACGCGGCGGCGGAACTCCACGAGCTCGGCCCGCAGGCTGGAATAGTTCGCCTGCCGGACGTCGCCGGTGACGAGGTGGTAGGGCAGCCCCAGCGAGGCCGAGACGGCGAGCAGCGTCCGGTACTGGAACGCCTCGTAGCCGCCGCCGACATCGGCCGGCGACGAGAACTTCACGTCCTCGCCCGGCAGCAGCACCTGCATCGTGCCGGGCTCGAGGCTCGCAATGGTCGCGCCGTCCAGATCCGCCTCGGCCTCTCCCATCAGGGGCTCTTCGGGCGCGGTCTTGGTGATGAAGCCCGCGAACATCGCTGCGGTCTTCTTTCGGTCGAGCTCGGCGTCGTCGTACTGGTCGAGCAGGAACAGCCGCACCATGGCCGGCGCCACATGCGGCAGGCCGCGGATCTGGCCCGCATCGATGGGGCGATAGATGTGCAGCACGTCCCCGGCCGGCACCCGTACCGTCTCGGGGATGACCGCGCCCTGATCGGTGCTGTCGCCCGGATGGCGGCGGCGGAAGTGATAGGCCACGCGCCGGCCGATCGCGTCGAACTCGATCCCGCAGCGCAGCCGGTTCCCGTTCGCCGCGGTGCCGGTCTTCTCGAAGGGCAGCATCTCCGATTGCAGGAGCTGCATCTGCAGTGGGACCGTCAGCTCGTCCTCGGCCCGGCGGGGCCGCAGCCGGACGAAGCACTCGCCGGCCACGAACATCTCCCGCGCCACCATGGCCTGCAGGCCGTAGAAGTCGGTCAGCCCGTCCGCATCCGCCTCGTCGGTCCAGGCCAGCCAGAGCCGCTGGACGCGATCCCGCAGGGCCGCATCCTCGATCAGCGACGAGGGCTTGATCCCGTCGCCGACGAGGTTCGCGGCGAAGGCCTCGCAGGCGTTCGCCGCATAGCCGTTGGTGACCACGAGCTCGCGCGCCCGCGCCAGCAGTCGCGGCCCGCCCGAGGCCACCAGCGCGTTGATGTTCTCCAAGGGCGGGTTCCAGCCCCGCAGCCGGCGTCGCGCCATGGCCCCCTCGAGGCGGGCGCGCAGTCCGGAGGGACCGTGGCTCCGGGGGAGCCGCGTAAGCCCGGAGGACGCGGGGGCCGCCGGTCGCCCGGCGGCGGAACCTGTCGAACAGCCCCATCGATCAGAGCCCCTTGCCGGTCGTCACACGGACCTGCCGCACGATCCGCCGCCCCTCGGCCGCCGCGATCTCCCGCTCCAGCGCCTCGATCGCCCGGTCGATCTCGGCCAGGCTACGGTACTCCACGGTCTTGCCGTCGTAGCTCACGCGGGCCACGCCCGAGGAGCGCTGCGCCAGAAGCGCCTCGCGGCGGGCGCGGAGGTCTGCGGCCGTGGCCATCGGATCACCTCATGTAGCTCGAGCGCACCATGCGCCGGCGAGATGCAATGCGCGGAGCGGTCGGCGCCGTGGTCGGCGTGGCTCCCTCGGGCTTCTCGCCCGCCGTTACCCCCAGCTGCGCCTCGAGATCGGCCCATCGCGCCTCGGGCCAGCGGTCGGCGCCGGCGATCCAGGCGGCGGCGCGCGCATAGACCCGGCAGTCCAGCGCCTCGTTGCGCTCGCGCAGCTTCTGCCATTCGAGCTTCGTGAAGCCGCGCCGGGTCTTCACCGTCACCAGCTGCTCGGCGGTGAGCTGCTTGAGCCACTCGCCGTCCGCCCAGTCCGGCAGATGCACCGTTCCGGCCGGGAACGATGCACCGGCCGCGATCTCCTCCGCGGTCGGGCGCTCCTGGCGCAGGAAGCGATAGCTCTCGGCCTTGAATGTCGCGGTGGCGACCGTCCAGAGCCGGGCGCCGCGGCGCAAGCGTTTGCCCGCCACGGTCGCGTCCACATAGGTCGGGCCCGTCACCGGGCTCGCGCGGTTGAAGCCCTCGACGCCCTTGACCGGCGCCACCTGCGCGAAGCCGACGGCCCGGGCCCAGCCATAGACCGCGCTGGTCTCGAAACCCGTGTCGATGGCGAGCCGCGCGATGGTCAGGTGCTGGCCGTTCGCGTGTGCCCATGTGCGCCCCAGCAGCTCGGTGAGCTTCTGCCAGCAGGCGGGGTCGCCCGGCCCGCCCTCGATGACGATGTGATCGACCAGCCAGCTTTCGAGCCCGCGGCCCCAGGCCCAGACATCGACCTCGATCCGGTCCTTCTGCACGTCCGCCCCGGCGGTCAGGAACAGCCCACCCGCGGGGACGGTGCCTGGCGCCCATGCCTCGCGGCGGTCGGCCAGCCGCTGCCAGTCGGGCGCCTCGCCGGTTTCCATCCAGGTCTCGCCGAGGATGGTGTTCCGGAACGCCCGCATGGCTTCGTCGCTGCGCCGTGCCGCCTCATGCGCCCGCGCGATCCGCGCCCAACTGAGCCACCCCACCGGCGAGTAGAGCGCCGAAAGGTGGTAGCCCACCGTCAGCGGGTCGGTGGCCGTGGCGGTGGGGCGCCACTCCCCCGCCGCCAGCATCGCGGTCTTCTGGTGCTCGGCGATGGGCGCCTCGCAGCTTTCGCAGTGATAGGCCGCCGTCTCCGGCCGGCCCTTCTCCCAGCGCAGCCGCTCGAACTTCAGCCATTGCCTGTGCCCGCAATGGGGACAGGGCACGAAGTAGCGCCGCTGGTCGGAGGCCTCGAACTCGCGCTCGATCCGGCTCAGCCCCCGGATCGTCGGCGTCGAGACCAGGAACACCTTGCGCCGGTGCGCGAAGGTCAGCGAGCGCGCTTCGGCCAGCGTGACGGGATCGCCTTCCTCGTCGGCCGAGGCCGGATAGGCGTCGACCTCGTCGAGGAAGATGTAGCGCGCCGGGGTGGACCGCAGCCCGACCGCCGAGTTGGCCCCGGTCATGATCAGGATGCCGCCGGCGAACTCCTTCGACAGCATGGTATTGCCCGCGTCGCGGGACCGGGCAGGCTTCACCCGCTCGCGCAGCTCCGGGCTTTCCTCGATCAGCGGGTCGATCCGCTGCCGCGAGTTGCGCTTGGCGAGCTCCACCGTCGGCTGGACCGCCAGCATCGGACCGGGCGCATGGTGCATGACAAACCCGATGAAGCAGTTCCCCGCTTCCGTGGCGCCCACCTGCGCGGCCTTCATGAACACCACTCGCTGCGTGGGATCGCCGGGGCTGAGCCTATCCATGATCTCGCGCATGTAAGGCGTGCGCGCGGTGCGGTACCGCCCTGGCTCGGCCGAAGCACGTGACGAGAGCCAGCGATGCCGGTCGGCCCATTCCGAGACCGTCAGGTCCGGGTCGGGGCGGATCCCACGCGACCAGGCGCGTAGGAGATCGGTCGCGCCGTCAAAGTCGATCAGGTCATCCGGCAAGCCCGGTGCGGACCTCGGCGAGGCTGTCGAGCTGGGCGCGGACATGGGCTTCCAGAACCTTCTGCATCAGCGCCGCCTCCACTTGCGCCCCGCCCCCAGCGCCGCCGTCAGCTCCGCCGCCATCAGCGCAGCGACGCGCGCGGGCCAGGTGATCCAGGCATCGCGCTCCTCGCGCGCGAGCCGGAACATCAGCGTCTCGGCCCGCGCCCGGTCCACCAGCTCGCCCTTCAGCTTCTGCAGCCGGATGCGCCGCTCCTGCGCCTTCATCACCTCGTTGGCGGTCTTGGCCTGCAGGAACGTGGTGCCGCCGCCGACCGCGGGCGCCGCCAGGCCCTGCTCGCGGAGCGTCTCCCCCACAGCGGCGACGGCCGCCTCGGGCACGGGCTTCAGCTTCGGGCCGGACGGCTTGCGGGTCTTGGACGGGTCGGTCGTCTCCGCCCGCCGCGCGTCGCTGGCGGCCGCGTCGATGGAGCCGTCTGGCAAGAGCACGAGGCGCCCCGCCGCCTTCGCCTTCTGGATCGCCCCGCGCGAGAGCCCCGCATGCGCGGCGTATTGCCGCTCGCTCATGCCCTGCATCGGCGGCTCCGAAAATCGTTCCTGGTCAGATGCTTATTCGCTTGATGGGTGGCGCGGACAGAGCGAACACGGGTTCCACAAGGACGATGCAACTCACCTCGGGAGCCCCGACCATGACCGCCCCTGCCACCCTCACCGACCTCATCCGCGCCGCCGCACATGCCCTGATCCGCCGCGACACCCTGGAGATCCAGGACCTCGCCCGGATCAGCGAAGGCTGGCTGCAGAGCGAGGAAGAGGCCGAAGCGCAGCGCCTCCTCCTCGACGCGATCCTCGAGGCCGCCTGCCTGCTCGAGGGCGAGCCGAGCGAGCTCGAGAGCGCGCTCGAAGACGCCTGATCCCCACCACTCCGAGAAGGAGGCCCGCCATGCCCCGCCGCACCGTCGACAATTCAGAAGCCCTCGACGCCTTCGTCGCCGCCAAGTTCGAGATCGACGCGATGCTGGAGCGGCTCGCCGCCCTCAGCGCCGACCATTTCGACACCCACCCCGACGAGATCGACTGGGGCCATGTCGGCACCCTGAACCACTACCGCGCCAAGCTGCGCGAGATCACCGACAGCGCCTTCAAGGAAGGCGAACACGCCCGCTGACATCCGGCACTGCCGGAACTCCCGCCGCGCCGAGGCGCGGCCTGGGGTCGTAGAAGCCCCCGCATCCCGCGCGGGCCGAAGCCGGAGACGACCCCATGACCAAGCTTTCCGACATTCAGGCCCTGATCCTCGGCGCCGCGGCGCAGCACGAGGACCGCAACGTCCTGCCGCTGCCCGGCTCCCTCCGCGGCGGCGCTGCCGCCAAGGTGGTGGGCGCGCTGCTCTCCCGCGGGCTGATCGCAGAGACCACGACCGACAGCCGCATCCGCGCCGACGCCGCCCTCAACCGGATCTGGCGCAACGACGAGGACGGCAACGCCATCCTCCTGCGCATCACGGACGCGGGCCTTGCCGCCATCGGCGTCGAGCCGGAGAGCGGCGACAGCGCGCCCACAGGCGCCGAAGAGGCGCCGAGTTCGGAGGCCCCGAAGGGCGCTCCCGCCGAGGCCGACGCTGCGCCCAAGGCGCGCACACCGCGCACGGGCACGAAGCAGGCGAAGCTGATCGAGATGCTCCGCGCCGACGGCGGCGCGACCATCGAGGAGATCGTCACCGAAACCGGATGGCAGCCGCACACGGTCCGAGGCGCCTTCGCCGGCGCGCTCAAGAAGAAGCTCGGGCTCGAAGTCACCTCGGAGAAGGTCGAGGGCCGCGGTCGGGTCTACAGCCTGCCGAGCGACTGACACCGCACACAACGACGGTCCCAACGCCGCCGTCCCACATGGGGCGGCGGTATCTCATCGTGCTCCGCGCACCCGGATCGCCTCGAACAGCCGCCGCAGGGCGAAGGAGCGCGCGATGCTCACCACCGTGAACACCGCGCCCATCTTGAGATTCTGCGCCAGCGTCGTGTGCAGCCCGAATACCGGGAAGATCAGGATCTGCGTCACGACGGCGACGCCGTAGCCCACCGCCACGTTGGCGATGGCCTCGACCAGCGACATGGCCCGGCTTTGTTTCATCGCGCCCCCTCATCCATCGGCCAGCAGTTCAGCTGCGAGAGTTCGGAGCGCATGCGCCGCGACCAGCGGGACCACTCCGTTACCACAGAGCCGAAGCCGGTCCACCCGATGGGCCAGCCCATCAGCGCCTCGACGAACAGCGGGTTCAAGGTCCGGCGCGGCTCGGAGGTATCGCGCCCAGCCATCGGCGTCACCAGGACCTGGCGGCCAAGCAGGCCGTTCACAGGCGTGTTCGCAAGGCTCGTCGCCCCGTCCTTGTGATCGCGTGCCGTCGGCGTCATCCACATCTGACTGGCATGGGTCAGTTCGGCTGTCTTCCGATTGCCGGCACTCGGCTTGCAGCCGTCGTTCGCCATCGGCGTCGGCCAGTCCCTCGCCAGCTGGTCCAGACCCTTCTCGTCCTTCCGCGCGCCACCCCTGCTGCGAAAGCTGTCGGTCTGCGGCGTCGGCCAGAGCGCGGCCGTGGTCGCCAGGTTCATGCCGTGCTGGCCTGCTTCCTGCGAAGGCGTCGGCTTCGTTTGCCGGTTCTCGTTGGCGCTGGCCCTCGGCGTCGGCCAGAGGCGCAGCAGTTCCGTCCGGTTCCCGCCACTCGATCGGGTGCCAGAGCAGGCGCGCGGGGTCGGCCAGCTCGTCCCCCTCGCGAATGCCGAGGATGAAGAGACGTTCGCGCTTGTGAGGCGCGCCGACTTCCGCCGCCGTGAAGAGGCCTGCCGCAAGGCGGTAGCCCATGCCGACCAGTCCGCTGGCGACTTCGGGGAAGCCGAGGCGGAGATGATGGGCGACGTTCTCGAGGAAGACGAAGGGCGGCTCGATCTCGCCGACGATCCGGGCGACATGCGGCCAGAGGTGGCGCGGGTCGTCCGCGCCCCGGCGTTTGCCCGCGACGGAGAAAGGCTGGCACGGATAGCCTGCAGTGACGATGTCCACCGCGCCGCGCCACGGGCGGCCGTCGAAGGTTCCAACATCGTCCCAGACAACAGCCTGATCCAGGGACGCGTCTTCCATCCGCGCCACGAGAGTGGCTGCGGCGTAGGTTTCCCGTTCGACATGGCCCACAGCACGATATCCGGGGATGGCGATGGCGAGCCCGAGGTCGAGACCGCCCGCGCCGGAGCAGAGGGAGAGGCCGAAGAGGCATGCGTCTCCGGCCCCGGAAGCGTCTCCGGAGGAAGGTAAAGCCAGGTCATGCATGTCACGCGGCGATTTCGGGTTCGGTTTCAGACGCGGCCGGGGCATCCCCCAGCCGCTCGGTTCGTACCTGCGCAAAGGTCCGGCTATCACCCTCTAGGATCGCGTCACGACCGGTCTCGGCCTGCCAGCGTTCCACGGCGACATCGACATAGGCCGGGCTGATTTCCAACGCGAAAACGCGGCGGCCGTTGGCCTCGCCCGCCATGATCTGCGACCCTGAACCCGAGAACGGCTCGTAGCAAAGCCCGCCGCGCGCCACATGCTGGCGCATCGGGATGCCGAAGGCGTCGAGCGGTTTCGGCGTCGGGTGGTCGGGCCGGTCGTCTTTGGCAAAGCTGGGCAGCGCCCATGTGGACGGCAGCGTTTCCTCGGCCACTTTCGGAGGACGGTTCGGGCGGCGCCAGCCCATGAAGCAGGGCTCGTGCTTCCAGAGGTAATGCGACCGGGTCAGAACCCCGCGGTCCTTCACCCAGATGATCTGCTGGTGGACGAAGGCACCTGCCTTTTCCCAGCAGGCCTCCAGCATCGCCTGGCGGCGCGAGGCGTGCCAGCAGTACCAGGCAGCATCGTCAGTGATGGCTTCCGCCACGGCGGCGGCAATGAAGCCGTCGTAGAGTTCCGCCCCCTGCGAACTGTCGTCCCAAGTGGTGCCGTAGGATGCCGACCAGTCCTTGTTTCGCGTCGGGTGGTTGGAGCCGTCGTAGTCGACGAGATACGGCGGATCGGTCGCGAACAGGATCGCACGCTCGCCATTCATCAGGCGGCGCACATCGGCAGCGCTGGTGCTGTCGCCGCAGAGGAGGCGGTGGTCACCGAGGATCCACAGATCGCCGGTGCGCGACGCCGGATTGCGGGGCGGTTCGGGGATGGTCACCGGCGGCACGGAGCCCCCGGAGCCACCTTCTTCACCGTCGTCTTCCGCGACGTAGGCCAGCAGCTTGTCCAACTCGCCGTCGGAGAAGCCGACCAGCGACAGGTCGAAATCCTCGGCCAGCAGGTCGTTCAGTTCGGCCGACAGCAGCGCCTCGTCCCAGGTGCCGAGTTCGGTCAGCTTGTTGTCCGCGATCCGGTAGGCCCGGCGCTGTGCTTCGGTCAGGTGCCCGAGCACGATGACCGGCGCTTCGGTCAGCCCGAGCTGCGTCGCGGCCAGCACGCGCCCGTGCCCCGCGATCAGTTCACCGTCCTCGGCCACGAGACAGGGCACCGTCCAGCCGAACTCGGCCATGCTGGCGGCGATCTTCGCGACCTGGTCCGGCCCGTGCGCCTTCGCGTTCTTCGCGTAGGGCTGGAGCTTGGCCAGCGGCCACGTCTCGATCGCGTCCGGGGCGAAGCTCAGCGTCATGGTGGGCAAGGTTCCTCGGTCGGGTGGATGCCGGTGGCTTCCGGACTCCGGATGCCGCGCCGGACTCCAAGCGGGGTCCAGCGGCTACCAGCGGTGTCCGGTCGGAAGGCCAGCGTTCATTGGTGTTTGCGCGGGGTGCGCGTGGCTCCGGCTTCAGGGTGGCTTCCCAAAAACCCGGCCCTGTCGCTGGCGATGTCCCGCGCTTCGCCCGCCAGCATACGATTTCGGCCCGGAAGGAACCGGAAACTCCCTCGCGGTGGACCCCGGCTGGACCCCGGAAGCCAACCCGAAATCCAGCCGCATCCGCCCAAAAGCAAAGGGGAGAGTGAACCCTTCGGCGCACTCTCCCCCATCTTGTCCTTTGGATAGCACGATCATGTTGCAGATGTCGAAGGAAAAAGTGTTGCAACACATTGGAGTCACTGCGCATTCAGCCGCGCAGCTATCTTGGTCAGCGCCAGTTGCCAGCGACGCCACGCGGTGGTGCGGTCGCAGCCCAGCTCCCCGCTGATCTGCTTCCACGGCACACGGGCTGCGCGCGACCAGACCAGCTTGCGCTCCTCCACGCTGATCCAGAGCACCCAGTCTGAGGTCTGCTCGAGCCGGGTGATCGCGGCGGCCGAGGGCCACACGCGCATCGGCTGCGGCTCCATCGCCGCGATCTCGCGGCTGGTCCGCACGATGTCGGGCCAGGTGTTGAAGTAGCCCTGCGCCTTCACCGGCGGCAGCTTGCGCAGGGTGCGGAACGCCTCCTCGAAATGATCGGCGACGCAGTCGGCGGTCCATTCACGATCAGCCATGACGCGCCTCCCTCTCGGAAGGGCGCGGGCCGTAGAGCTTCTCGCCCAGCTGGCGGACCAGTTCCCGCTCGGGCCAGGTGAGGCGGTCGTCATCGGCCGAGACCGCGAGGACGCCCTGTTCCCGCCAGCCCTCGCGCTTGACCTGTTCGGGATCCCGGCGCCGGCCGCCGTAGCCATGGGGATGCCATCTCATGCGACACCCCCATTCGTCTCGATCGCCCAGAGCAGGAGCGCAATGGCGTCGGCCTCATTGTCATCGGCGGGGCTGAAGCCGCGGGCGCGGACGGCGGCGACCATGGCGGCCTTGTCGGCGTTGCCCTTGCCCGCGGCGTGACGCTTGATCGTGCCGACCGGAACGCCCTCGTAGGGAACGCCGCGCAGCTCGGCCCATGCGGTCAGCGTGGCCATGAGCCCGCCGTAGATGTGGCTCGCGTCGGTGCCCGCGTGGCGGCGGACCTCTTCGAACCAGATCGCGGCGACGGGCCCCGACAGCCGGTCGATCTCGGTCAGCCAGTTGGTGAAGCGCAGGTAGCGCATGCCGCCACCGTCGAAGCGGCCGGGACGCAACGAGACGGTGCCGCTGGTGATCAGACCGTCATGGCCGCGGATCGCCCAGCCGGTCGAGGTGCCGAGGTCGAGCGCGAGGATGCAGCGGTTGCGGGGGGTGTCGAGCGGCAGCGATTCAAGCCTTGCGCCGTCGCAATTCGGGATCAGAGTCGGCTGAGCCATGATGGGTTTCCTTTGCCGGTGGCCTGTGGTGGTGGAAGACGACGGCGGTCTGGTGCTTGGCGGTACGGGGCCGCCGTCGTCGGATCGGGAAGCACAACAGGCCGTCACGGCGGCGCGCGCGGCTGGCCCGGACGTATGGGAGGAGTGGCCAACCCTGTGGGGTGGCCCTCCCATACGTAGTATGGGGGTTTGACACCTAACTGTTCCGGGGAGGACAAGTGGCTGAAATCATTGCGGAATAAGACTTCATGAAGTCTTCGGGCATGAGTCAGGGACCTGACTCTTATTTTCCCGTAACCCGTTGATTTCATTGAGTGCACAGTTGGCGCTGTCATATGAGTCAGGCCTCACTCATATGAGTGAGGTCGTCCTCCAGCCCCTCCGGATAGACCCAGACGGCGGGGTTTTCGACCTGCAGGCAGAGCCCGGATTGGGGGCACTTGAAGTGGCTGGGCAGGACCGGACGGGCGGTTGTGGTGACCTCGCCGGTGTCCGGATCGACCTCCTCGACAGGCGCGCCGAACTGCATGCCCTCGACGCAGAGGTAGCCGAACCGCGACCTGGTGACGGGGAAGCCGAACCCCGAGGGGTCGCGCAGGAACTTCACGAACCCCTTGGTCGCCAGCACGCTGAGGCGCTCGCGGATCGTGTGCTTGCTGCCCAGACCGCCCCGGTTCTCGAAGGTCTCGGCGAACTGCATGGCGGTGTAGAGGCGCTCGCTCGCCGCCTCATCCAGCAGCATGCCGAGAATGACGTCGTGCTTGCGCAGCCGCTCGGCATCGAGTTTGGCGCCGACCTCCTTGCGCACCAGGCGCTCGTTCAGCGGGTTCAACTCGACCCATTCGCCCTTCACCTTGTCGATCAGCTTCCCTGGCAGCGCGGGGCCGTTCCTCAGTTCGATCTCCAGCTTGCGGACGGTGCTGTCCTCGTCGGGCCGGTGCATGAGCAGCCCCGAGGTGTAGAAGCCGCGCAGCGCGCTGGCGCCGGAGAGCGCGAGGAATGGGTCGTCCTTGACCTGGTGCTTGCTGGCCTTGCGGGTGTGGTGGGCGAGGATGACGCCCGCGTCCGGATTGACCGCCTCGCGCAGGAGCTCCACGCGGTCCTTCAGGAAGAACATCATGGCGGTGTTGTCGTTCTCGCCGCCGCCCTCGGGTCCGCCATCGAAAAGGTTCCGGATCGGGTCGATGACGATGATGTCGGGCGGCTCGTCGGGGAATGCGGCCCGGATCGCCTCGGCCACACGAGCGACGCCCTCCGCGTCGAGCAGCAGCTTCAGTTTCGGGGTGGCCACGAAGGTGTCGCGCGCGGCGGCGATCACGGCGGCGGGCAGCGCGATCTGCTGCATGCGCTCGCGCAGGTAGTGATACTGGATCTCGGCCTGCAGATAGAACACGCGCAGCGGCCGGGGCGGCGTGAAGCCGAGGAACGGCTCGCCAGCGGCCATGTGTACGAGCCAGGAGATCAGGAAGTCGCTCTTGCCGACCTTGGGCGCACCGCCCAGCACCAGGAGACCGCCCGGCGTCAGCACGCGGGGGCCGATGATGTCCTCGGGCATGGGGCTCGTGTCGTCGAGCAGCGCGCCGAGGCTGAAGGTCGGCAGCGGGCTGGCCGGGGCATCGACGTGGGCTGCGCGCAGGAGCGGCGGACCGTTGCGCTTTACATGCAGCGCCCAGAGGCGTTCGGACTCGGCCATCAGCCGATCAAGCGGCCAGGACGGGCGCAGCATGGCGGCGTTGTAGCCGCAGATCGCTTCCCAGCCCGCGAACGGGTCAAGGCGTCCCTCGTGTACAAGGCGGACGTAGTGGCCGATCGCGGCGCTGGCCCCCTGGAACCGGGACCAGTCGTCAACCGCGCCTTCGCGCACCGGCGTGGTGAGCACCGCGTCGATGCCGGGCTTTGCGGATGGCGCGGCATGATCGCTGGCGAAGCCCACGCCGGGCAGCGGCGGCATCTCGGCGACCCGTTCAGCGAAATCCGTAAGGTCCACCTCGACGTCGCGATGTTCGCGGATCTGCACGAGGCGTTGATGACCGTGCTTGTGATAGACGGTGCCAGGCACCCGGATCGGCTGGTGCGCCGACCGAAAATGCGTGTCGCCGCCGACCTTCAGGGCAATCTCGCCGCGCAAGCGGCAGAGGGTGGCCAGATCCTCGCCCTCGGCGGGTTCGGTCAGTTGCCACCAGACATGGAGCTTCGCGGCGCCCTCCGGCGTGCGCCCGCCGCTTTCGATGATGAGCGTGGGCGCGCCGAGGTGGCGGGTGACATGGTCCAGCTTGGCCGGGATGTCGCCCGCATCGAGATCGACGACGATGGCCTGCATCTGCAGCACATCGGCGGCGCGGGCCTGCCCCTGCTCGGCGACCGTGCCGGGGATGACATAGACGGCGGCGCCCTCGCGGTTCGCCCACGCGGCGAAGGTCGCGAGCTTCTCGGTCGCGGTCTCGTCGGCCGGGATCCAGATGTTGTGGGGCTTGCCGTCCCGGCCCTGACCCTTGTCGACGAAGCCGCGCAGCGGGATCAGCCCCTCGCACCAGCTGAACACCGTGTCGAGAAAGAGGACGATCTGCTCGGGGTCGGGGTCGCAGCCGAAGGGGTTCTCGGACGGCGGCCCGTCGTTGAAGTCCATCCACGGGTTGAAATGCAGGATGCCGTCATCGCTCATGCCGGCAGCCTCCAGCAGCGCGCGGACCACGGGCAGAAGCGGCATTCGAAGAAGTCGGGCGTGGTGGCGACGCGCGGCAGAAGCTCGCCCGCATCGGTCGCCTTCAGGATCCGCACGCCCCGGTCGGACATGCGCTGCGCGAGATCGGCGTCGAAAGGCACCAGTTCATGGTGCATCTCGGCCGTGTCCTTGTTGATCGCGGTGAACACGGCGGGCGCGGCCGAGATGCCGGGGACCGTCCCCTCCATGTAGGCCTGGTAGACCGCGATCTGGGCGGCATAGACCGGCTTCGATTTGGTCACACCGTCCTTGACGCAGGCGCGCCAGTTCTTGGCGTTCATCGTCTTGCATTCCCACAGTGCGGGAACGGCCAGACCGAAGCCTTCGGGCCCGGCCGCGACGATGCCGTCGACATGACCGCGGATGCGTCCGCCCGCGACGGAGAAGCCGAACTGGCCGCCATCTGGCCGGTTGCCCTTGCGGGTGTAGAGGTCGAAGCCCGCGCCGCGCAGCCAGGCGACGGCCAGATCCTCGAGCGCGTGACCGATGGCGAAGATGCGCAGCGACTGGCCGCTGAAGTCCTGGCCCTCGTCCTTCGGCGTCGCCGTGAACTCGAACTGCAGCGCCCGCTCGCAGGCATGGCCGAGGCGCGAGCCGCCGAGATAGTCGCGGGGCGGCCGCATCGCCTGATCGGCGGTCAGCGCCCGATCGACCGCGGCGTTGACCCGCTCTGCGAAACTCGGCCGGTGATTGTAATCGAGGGTCAAAACGGAACCTCCGGCGTCTGCGCCCGGGCGATGTCGGACATGGCCTCGCGGAAGCCCTCGACGGCTTCCTCGATCAGCGCGCGCACCTGCGCCTCGGTCAGATCGGAAAGCGGGGTGGCCCAGCCGATCTCCTCCATCAGCAGCGCCACGCGCTTCATGGTGGCGGTGATCGCGGCGCGCTCTTCCTCGGTCAGGTCAACCATGGTGAAACGCTCCCGCGCCAAGCGCGTCCAGAAGGACTGGCAGGGCATCGAGCAGAACCAGACCGATGGCCGGGGCCGCTTCGACCGGTGCGGATCGAACCAGCCAAAACCACGGGTGGGTTGCCGGCAGACAGAACAAAGCGTCCCACGCGGATGCCAGAGTCGCCGCCGGTCTTCGGCCGTGATGGGGGTTGAGGGTGCCATGGGTCATGCCGCCCTCCGTTCGGGCCGGGCGGCTGCGTCGATCAGCTGGCGGATGGCCCGCTTGTTGAAGCCGAAGGTCATCAGCGCGGAGGCGCGGTACCGCGTCAGGCCGAAGTCATAGCGGCACTCGGCCGGCAGGTATTGCAGCTGCTTTTCGGTCGGCGGCTGGCGCAGCCAGGAGCGGGTCTTGAAGGCGCTTTCGTCGGTCTCGTGCGTGTTCAGCCAGTCATCAGCCTGCGCGAGGCAGACGGTGCGCTCGCCGACGCCCAACAGGTGGGGGCGCTCGCCCTTCGCCCCGCCGATGGCATACCAGACCCCGTCCAGCCAGAAGATGCCGCCCCAGGCTGCGAAGCCCGTGGCTATCAGCGCGTCGTCCGTGCCGTAGAGGTCGACCCACGCGAAGCTGGACCGCTTCAGCAGGTCGATCTCCGTCATCATGAAGCCCGAGAGCGGCGCGGCACCGCCGCCTTCACCGGCCTCTTCGTCCTCCCGCGGGAAAACCTCGCCGCAGAGCGGGCATTCGGTGGCGGCCAGCGGAATATCGGCGCCGCAGCCGGGGCAGGATTTCGTTGGGGCTTCTCCAGCCTCGGTCTTGCCGTCCAGATCGACATCCTGCTCCAATGTGCCGTGGATGAGGCTCGAGGTGCCGAAGTCGAGGACAATGCAGTCGGTCTTCACGATGCCGGGGTGTTCCTCGGGATCGACGGTGCGCAGGCCGCGCCCGACCATCTGGATCATCGTGGACTTGTAGGAACTGGGCCGCAGCAGCACGACGCAGGAGGTAGGCGGGTGGTCCCAGCCCTCGGTCAGCACCGCCACGTTGACCACGACGCGGATGCCGCCCGCCGCGTAGTCGGCGAGGATCGCCTTGCGGGTCTCGGCCGCCAGATCGCCGTGGATCAGCGCGGCGGGAACGCCAGCTGCCCTGAAGGCGTCGGTGACATGCTCGGCGTGCGCGACGGTGGAGCAGAACACCACGGTCTGGCGGTCGCCTGCCTTCTCCTTCCAGTGGCGGATCACCTCGTCGGTGACGGGGGCGCGGTCCATGATGCCCGCCACTTCCGCCATGTCGAAATCCGACATGGTCTTGCGGACAGAACGCAGCTCGTCCTGGACACCGACATCGATGACAAAGGTGTGCGGCGGCACGAGATGGCCCGAGGCGATCAGCTCGCCCAGCCGCACCTGATCGGCGACATTGTCGAAGACCTCGCGCAGGCCCTTCCTGTCGCCCCGGTTCGGCGTCGCCGTGACCCCGAAGATCCGGGCGTCGGGATTGGCCTCGCGCACCCGGTCGATGATGCGGCGGTAGCTGTCGGCGACGGCGTGATGCGCCTCGTCGACGACCAGCAGGTCGAGGCGCGGCATGTCAGCGAGGTTCGAGGCCCGCGCCAGCGTCGGCACCATCGCGAAGGCGACCTGGCCGTTCCAGGACTTCTCCGTCGAGTCGATGACCGAGGTGGCGACGCCCGGCACCACGCGCTGGAACTTGGCGCGGTTCTGCGCCGTCAGCTCGTCACGGTGGGCGAGCACGCAGGCCTTCGCGCCGTCGCCGATCATCTCGCCGGTGACCGCCGAGAGCATGATGGTCTTGCCCGCACCGGTGGGCGCCACGCCCAGCGTGTTGCCGCGGGAAGCGAGCGCAGCCACGCTGCGCTCGACGAAGGTCTTCTGGCGGGGGCGCAGGCGCATGGCCGATCCCCCCCTTACTGCGCCCAGCTCGGCCGACCGGCGGCGCCGGGGGCGGACGCGGGCGGGCTGGGCTGAGTGGTCGTGTTGGGCTGCTGCGGGGCGTGGCCCTGCGCCGGGGCGGCGGTGAACTGCGGCGCGACCGCGCCCATCAGCGCGGCGTAATCGCGATGATCGGGGGTGACCGCGGCGCGGATCTCGTTCTTGTCCTCGCCGTTGGTGTCGGTGCCGATGTCGATACGGGCGATGAACTCGACGCCGTCGAGATCGCCGAACCCGTTGATGCGGCGGCGGGCCTGCGCCTCGGGCGAGTTGTCCTTGTCGGACACGCCGCGCGCCGAGTTGAGGATGCCGCGTATCAGGCCACGCCCCATGTTCGCCCAGTCCGGGCCCTTCGGGCTGTAGAGGCCGATCAGCGACCAGACCTTGCGCCGGGCATAGGGCCCCTCGAGCACCGTGTATTCGGCGTCGAGATAGACAGCGCCCGTGGCGGCGCGGCGCGCCCAGCCACCGGTCCAGCCCTGCGAGGCGTCGTCGAAACCGCCCGGGCGGAGCGTCAGGCGCACCTTGGCGAGGGTGCCTTTCGGGATCACTTTGGTGTTGGATTGCGCGGAGTTGAAGTCGTTCCAGGGTCCGGACATTGCGCGGCTCCTTTCAGTTGGAGGATGGGACGCGCAGCGGCGTCAGAAGGGGAAAGCCACCCCGGCGACCGGATCGGGACACCGGGCATGGCGAGAGGCGCTCAGCCATGGCCGGGCTCCTCAGCGGGGGCGGGATCGGCCGGGGTCACGGGCGGCCAAGTCAGGCGTTCGGAGGCAGGCGCCGCGGGGCGCTGGATCTTCTCCATCAGCCGGCCGAGATGCGGGGCCTCGACCCTGTCGAGGCGGCCCGAGCGGTCCTTTGCCGGAAAGCCCCAAGGGTTCAGCGTCTGGCAGACGAAGGCACGCTGCGGCTGGCCGCCGGGGTCCGGGATATCGGCCATGGTGATGACCTGATCCACGATCCCGGGCAGCTCGAGCCCGGTCTTCGAGCCGTCGATCTGCGGCTGGAAGACCTTCCGATTGAAGTCGTCGAGCCGCTCGTCGAGGATGCCCACGAACCAGACATGCTTGCCGCGCGTGTGCTGCAGGTGGGTCAGCCACGCGATCATCTCGCGGCCATGCAGCCCGTAGGCGCCGCGGATGTCGGGCTTGCCGGTCTTCTCGGAGAACGCCTCGGGCTGGCCGCGGCACCATTGGAAGCAGAGCCGCCCAGCCACGGTGATGCTGTCGATGAAGACGGTCTCGTATCTCCCGATCACCGCCGGATCGCCGTAGCGCCCGCAGACCTCGTCGAAATGCGCCTGACTGTAGGGCTGGTCCTCGCGCAGCGCCGGGTTCGGCCCGCCGATGAACACCGCGAAATCGCGGCATTCCTTCCAGGTGCGGGGCCGGAGCGTGTCGATCTCCAGCCCCTCGACCGCCAGATCCCCGGCCTCGAGATCGAGGAAGAGCGTGGTCGAGGCGTTCAGCGTCCAGAGCAGGCTGGTCTTGCCGATGCCGGACCGGCCGAAGATGACGCCCTTGATGCCCTTGCGCTGTGCGAGCCGTTCGTCGGCGCCGATGATGGGAAGGGCCATCACTGGCCCTCCTTCTTCATCACCGCCGTGGCGGCGCAATCGGCGCCGATGCACCCCGCCTCGCGGGCGAGCTTGTAGAGCCGCTTCAGCGCATCGGCGCGGCGGTAGGCGGTCGTGCTCTCGCGCTCAGCCTCCACGATCGCGAAGGCGATCTCGTCGACGGTCGCCTCGACGACCGGCAGCGGCTCGCGCGGCTCGTCACCCGCGCGCTGCGGGAAGGCGATGGTTTCGGGGAGGTCTTCGAGCGCGTAGCTCGCCTTGCGAAGACGGGTGATGTCGTCCGGCTGGTACGGCATGGCGGTTCTCCGTGGGATGAGGTGATCGAGAAGGCGCATCACGCGGCCTCGCGGACGTCGGGCGCGGGCTCGGCGACGTAGATCGCCAAGAGCGGCGTCCCGTCGGCATGGGCGCCGGCGTCCTCGATCTGATAGTTGCGGTTGGGCTCGCAGACCTCGGTCAGCTCCCAGCGGCGATAGAGCCCCGGAAGACGCCTGAAATCCTCGAGCGACAGATCGGCAGTGCGGTTCATGCGTGTCTGCTTTCGGTTGGAGGGAAGGCGCTCGGGGCGCTCGGATGGGAAAAGCCACCGGCGGGACCGGATCGGGACATCGGCTCAGGGGATTTCCTCGAGGGCGTCGTGCAGCCGGCGCATCGCGCGCTGGTACCGCTTGCGGGCGGCGGCCTCGGTCAGCCCCAGTTCAGCTCCCGCCTCGGCTTGGGAAAAACCCTCGATCGCCACGCGGATCACCAGCACGGCGTCGTCGCCGAGCAGCTTCCGCACGGCGCCGTTCAGCCGGGCGTACCCATCCGCGCCGATTCCGCTGTCGCCGCTGTCCGCCACCTCGTCGGGGTCGGCGCCGCTGGCTAGATGTTCGCGCGCCGTGTCGCGCTGGCGCACGCGGACCATGTCGCGCTCTACGTTGCGGAGCACCGTGGCCGCGATCCAGTTGACGCGCCCGAGGTCGAGGCCGCGGATCGCCTCAGTAGTGCGCGCCAGCACGTCGGACGCGACCTCGTCAGCGGTGCCGAGCCTGCGCCAGAGCGACCGGCGCCGGATGGCGTCGAGGCCGGGCCAGAGCGCCAGCAACAGCATTGTCAGGGCGCTGTCGGACGTGGGCCCGTCGCCCTGCGCTGCCCTGACGAGAGCGGCGAGGATCAGGTTCTTCTGGCCCTGATCGCCGGGGGTGCGGTGCAGCCCGTCCAGCAGGGCCGCCGGATCCCGGAACGCTGCAAGGGCGGCCTGTTCACGCCGGACGGCGTCGAAACTGCGCTGGAAGTGAAGGTTGGAGGATGAATGCATGAGGTGATCACGGATCTCGTGCCACGCGAAGGACATTGGACGCCTGCCTTGCGGCCAGGCGTCCGGCGCCTTCTCGTGGCCAGGTCAGGACGTCGCGCGTCTCTGCGATTTCAGGGGGTTGGTGAATGCGCGCGTCAGCGCGCGGGTGCGGTCGCGTGGTTCAGCGTGCCGCAGCCGCGGCAGGTGGCCTGAATCGGGAAGCCCACGAGATACTCGTGCCCCCGCGCGAAGCGCAGGTGCATGCGGCCGTCCCGGCAGACGCCGAGCAGCTTGTCACAGCGCGTGCAGCGCCATTCCGAGTTGTGGGTGGTGGGCTTGGTCTTCGCGGCGCCGGACCAGCTCGTCTGGGCTGCCTGGCGCGGGGGGAAGGGAGTCGGCATGGAAGTGCTCCTCTATGTGGAGCCCTTCCAGTAATCAGCGGTTTGTTAGACCGTCTCCCGCCGCATGTTAGACCGCTGTTAGACGGTCGCTTCCTCGGTTGGCTCGGCCACGGCTTCGGTTGGCTGCTCAGTGAGTAGCAGTCGCCAATATCCGTTCTTCGCACCCTTGCCGATATAGACGTCCCGGATGCTGTCCCAGGTCTCCTTCCGGAACGCCTGCTGGGGGCTTCTGGACTCGAAGCCTTCCATCAGCGCCTTTACCTGAACGTCGGGACTGCCTTTCGCGGCTGCGACCACCAGGCGCTCGAAGATTGTAAGTTGATCGTTCCCAGCGAGGTGAAGCGGCTCCCTGCCAGGAATGAACAGCGTGCCGGACTGCTTGCCTGTCCGAACCACCCGCGGCGACACGCCCCCGCGTGCGAGTGAAAGACCGTCTCGGTACGCGAGTTCTATTCCGTCGCGCGCGAACAGCATTTCCTCGCCCGCCGACGCGAGATGGGACAGCAGCGGCATGACGATGTTGGGCCCAAGATGTGACGGCATCTCCTCGCTCGCGGCGAAGATGATGCCCACCCCAGCGGTGTCCCGCGCGCGCAACATCAGATCCAGTCTCTGCGCCGCTTTCGGATCATTGAGCCGCCGGGCGAAATAGACGGGCACATCTGCCTCATCGATCTGGATCGCGCCGACAAGGGTCAGGTCCGGGTCCAGGATCTGGGCCGCCCGCTTGCTCAGCAGCGGCTTCATCAGGCGCATGAGCGTCTCGTGAAGCCACTGAGCGTTGACAGCGAACATCTCGACATCCGACGCGGGGCGCTTGCCGACGTCTTCGCCGAAAGGGCCGACAGCCTGGACCATGCCCTCGGTCGCCGACGGCTTGACGGCGCCTTCCCCGTCGACGTCGTCGTCCTCGATGAGAACCACATCCTGACGGTCGCGGCGCTCGAGCAGGCCGCCTTCGATCAGACGCTTCGGGTCAAGCCCGAGTTCCAGCAGAAAACTTCCGCTGACCTCGTCCTCGATACGGTCGTGGAGTTGAACAAGCTGGGGGAATATCGCGCGAAGGTCATCATGCGCGATTTGCCTGAACGCGCTCAGGATTCCCCATTCCTTGAGCAGCGCGAAGCCGAGGCTGCGTTCCTCCGGATCGGGCTTGCTCTGCAGGTTGCAGCTCTTCGTGCCCGCAATCGTGATATTGAGCGTCCGCTGCTTCTCATCGCCGATCAAGTTGTAGGCCACCGCGATGGTGATCCGGCTGAACGCTTCGGCGCGCCGAAAGATGTTCCGCGCCCCGAGATATCGGTCGGCAACCTCCTGGATGTCATCGTCGACTGTCACCTTGAGCTGAAGCTTGCGGCGCCAGGTTCCCAGCCGGATCTCGGCTTCGATGACGCGCGCGAACTCGAACGCATACCCTTCGATCTCAGGGGGCTGCAGGAGAAGCGAAGAGCGGAAGCGCGAGAGATTATAGCGCTTCCAGGTCAGCGGCTTCTGGGAGATGTCGTGACCGAGCGCAACTTCGGCGAAGGAGTCGCTAACCGTCTGGCGCACCACGGGGCTGTCCGCGCAAACCTCGATCTGCCGCATCGAGGGCGTGTAGATCAGCGTCGCCTCGTTCGGCGGGCGGTAGTAGATGGTTCCCCGCCGTCCGTCTTGCCGGTGATCGTAGACGCTCGAAAGCGGGCCACCATGCCGGACGATCAGCATGATGGACGCAGGGTGCGTATCGGTGGCAGGCAGATCGAGCGCCTTGACCGTGCAGGATATCTCGGGCTTCAGCTCGAGCATGCCCTTTATCTTGGACGCCAGCGCCTTTTCGTCGATGGCCGCCGCGTCGAGGGCTACCTGGTTCTCCAGTTCGACCTCGAAGGCGTCGTAGAGCTTGCCGTGGTCGCGGAACTGTCGGGCGAAGTGAAAGCTCTCCGCATCCTCGAAGGCTTCGCGTTCATGGAGATATGCCCAGATGCTTCTGCAGAGCTCATCTGGCTGCCGGTGAAACTCCTGCGACCGTGTCACATCGAGTTGTTGCTCGACAATGGTGGTGAGCGAGGTGACGCCCTTTTTCTCGGCGAGGGCCCGGATCCTTCGTGATCGCTGCTCCGCAGGTCGCAGGTCATCGCGGTCGAAATCCGACAGCGTCTCGACTAGTGCTTGCCGAAACGCCTCGACCGCTTCTTCGTCGGCGAGGTCGGGAACGTCCTCGGGCAGCTTGAATTCCGGCTCATTGTCGCCCTCGCGCACGGCAAGGGCAGCTCGGGCGAGGTCGACGCGCGCATCCTCGATCAGCGCCAGAACATGCGGACCGATCGGGGATGCTTTGCGCGCCATGAACTCACCTCAATGAACTACTGCTCTCGATTGATTCAACCTGCGATAATCATGGACAAATCCGTGATCGGCAAGCCCTGATGTTCTCTCCCTGTTCGCATTTCCGCATCCCGTTCCGCTGAGATGTCCCACCTCGGACGGCTGGGTGGCTTTTGATCGGTAACGACACCACCGAGCATAGCCACCGAGACATGAAACGCCCCAATCCGCTGCCGCCCGACTTGATGACGCCCGCCGAACGCCGCACTGAGCTGTGCGGCCTGCTGGCGCTCGGGCTTTTTCGGTTGCGGATGCGTGATGAGGGCGAAGTATCTGAAGACACCGGAGAACGTTGCCTACACTTGTCCAGCGACCGATGCCGTCATGCAACCCCGAACCCAACGGAGACCGCATGACGACTCACGACCTCATCCCCGCGCGCCTGGCCGCGCTGAAGACTACGCCGACGCCCGACCTGAAGAAGCAGTGGCGCGAGTTGTTCGACAGCGAACCGCCGCCGTTCAACCGGCGCTACCTTGAATCCCGCCTGGCCTACCGCATCCAGGAACTCAGCCTTGGCGGGCTGAAGCCGGAAACCATCCGGCGGCTGGAACGGCTGGGCGAGGAACTGGACGGTGGCGACCGGAAGAAAAGCCGCATCCGCGCCGACACCATGCCCATCACCGGCACGCGGCTGATCCGCGAGTGGCAGGGCGTCGAGCACGTCGTCACCGTCACCGCGGACGGCTTCGAATGGCAGGGTCGGCCCTACAAGTCGCTCTCGGCCATCGCGCGGGCCATCACCGGCACGCGCTGGAACGGGTGGGTCTTCTTCGGCTTGCGCAGCCGGAGGGCGCGGACATGACCAAGCCGCCGGAGAAATCGAAGTTCGTCCGCAAGCTACGCTGTGCGGTCTACACCCGGAAATCCTCCGAGGAAGGGCTGGAGCAGGAATTCAACTCGCTCCACGCCCAGCGGGAGGCCTGCGAGGCGTACATCGCCAGCCAGCGGTCCGAGGGCTGGGTGCTGGTCCGCGATCAGTACGACGACGGGGGGATCTCCGGCGGCACGTTGGAGCGCCCCGGACTGAAACGGCTGATGGCCGACATCGACGACGGTCTGGTGGACGTGGTGGTCGTGTACAAGATCGACCGCCTCAGCCGCTCGCTGGCCGACTTCGCCAAGCTTGTCGAGGTGTTCGACCGGAACGGCGTGACGTTCGTCTCGGTGACGCAAAGCTTCAACACGACCACGTCGATGGGGCGGCTGACGCTGAACATCCTGCTCTCTTTCGCCCAGTTCGAGCGCGAGGTGACGGCCGAGCGCATCCGCGACAAGGTCGCGGCCTCTCGCAAGAAGGGCATGTGGATGGGCGGGGTGCCGCCCTACGGCTACCGCGTCGAGAACCGCAAGCTCGTGGTCGACGAGGAACGCGCCGGGCATGTCCGCTGGATCTTTACCCGCTTCCTCGAGATCGGCTCGGGCACGGAACTGGCGCGCGAGGTCGCCAAGCGCGGCATCCGCACGCCCAAGGGCAACCGGATCGACAAGAAGTATCTCTACCGAATGCTGAACAACCGCGCCTATGTCGGCGAGGCGGTCCACAAGGGGCAGAGCTACCCCGGCGAGCACAAAGCAATCATCGACCGCGAGACATGGGACCGCGTCCATGCGATCCTGAAAGAAAGCCCGCGCAAACGTGCCGCCCGCACCCGCGCCGAGACGCCGGCATTATTGAAAGGGCTGCTTTACGGCCCCGATGGCGCGGCGTTCTCGCCCAGCCACACCCGGAAAGGCGGCAAGCTCTACCGCTACTATGTCAGCCAGACGGTTTTGAAGCATGGCGCCGGGTCGTGCCCCATCGGCCGCATTCCGGCAGGCGAGATCGAGGCTGCCGTCATCGACCAGCTTCGTGCCGTGTTCCGCCAGCCCGAGATTGTGGCGGGGACATGGAAGGCGGCACGCGCCCATGCCGACGACATCACCGAGGCCGACGCCCGCGCGGCCCTCCAACAACTTGACCCGCTGTGGGACGAGCTCTTCCCTGCCGAGCAGGCACGCATCGTGGCACTTCTGGTCGAGCGCGTCGACATCGGCACCGATGGGCTCAACGTCGCCCTGCGTGTCGACGGGCTCGGCGGCCTCGCCCGCGAGATGCTGGCCGGTGGCATCGAGGCTGCCGCATGACCCGCGGGGCTCCGATTCCGGAGACCATGACTCTCCACGTCCCGTTCCGCATCGTGAAGCGGGGCGGACGGAAAGAGATGCAGTTGCCAGAAGGCGCGGCGCACTCGCCACGGACCGACAACACGCTGGTCAAGGCGCTGGCGCGCGCGTTCCGCTGGAAACGGATGCTGGAGTCGGGTGAGTTCGCTACCATCGCCGAACTGGCCGAACGGGAGGGCATCGCGCCTTCCTACATGACCCGCGTCCTGCGGCTCACGCTGCTCGCGCCTGACATTGTTGAGGCGATCCTGGACGGGAAGCAGGGGCCGGAGGTGACTCTGGCGCAGGTGCTGGAGCCGTTCCCGCTCACATGGCAGCATCAGGCGCTGCATTTTTCTCTGTAGGTCGAAAACTGCACTTCGGAGGATTGACTCGAGGGACGGGCTCGCCTAGACCTCTGTAAATCGTCTTACAGAGAATTCATTCATGCGACTCGCGGAGCTTTCTGACATTCACTCCGGCTACACGGCGCGCGGAAGGCTCGATCCGCTGTCGGAGGGTGGTGTGCCGGCCTTGCAGCTGCGTGACGTCGGAACAATCGGCGAAGCGCCAGGCCCGGACTTCCAGAGGTACGACCTCGACAAGCTCTCCGACCGATACTTCGTCCGTGGCGGCGAGGTCGTCTTTCGCTCGCGCGGGGAGCCGAACGCCGCGGCGGCCATTCCGGATCCGCTGCCGGAGCCCGTCGTGGTCATCGTCCCGTTGGTGATCATTCGTCCCGACAGGGATCGAGTTCACCCCGAATACTTGGCGTGGGCCATCAACCAGCCCGACGCGCAGCGCAGGCTTGGCGCCGAAGCGCAGGGCACAAGCCTCAGGATGATCCCGATGGCGGTCCTCGAGAACCTCGAGATTGCCGTGCCCGACCTGCAGACGCAGAGACGTATCGTCGAACTCGACGCCCTCTCACGGCAGGAGGGCCAACTGCTCCGTCGCCTCGCCGCACTCCGGGGACAACTCGTAAGCGCCATTCTCGGCGAAGCTGCAAATGCTGCCGACCAGAAGGAAATTGCCTGATGAACGACAAAATCACTCAAAGCGAGGTCAATAACGCAGCTTGGGCTGCCTGCGACACCTTCCGGGGCGCCGTCGATCCTGCTCAATACAAGGACTACATCCTCGTGATGTTGTTCCTGAAGTACATTTCGGACCTCTGGAACGACCATCTCGAGACCTACCGCAAGCAGTATGGCGACGACGAAGCCCGCATTCGCCGCCGCCTCGAGCGCGAACGTTTCATCCTGCCCGAGGGCGCCAGCTTCTACGACCTCTACGCCCAGCGAAACGAGGCCAACATCGGCGAGCTGATCAACATCGCGCTGGAGAAGATCGAGGACGCGAACCGCGCCAAGCTCGAGGGCGTCTTCCGCAACATCGACTTCAACTCCGAGGCCAATCTCGGCCGCCCGAAGGATCGCAACCGCCGCCTGAAGAACCTTCTCGAGGACTTCGCCAAGCCTGCGCTCGACCTGGCACCGTCGCGGGTGACCGAGGACATCATCGGCGAGTGCTACATCTATCTGATCTCGCGCTTTGCCTCCGACGCCGGGAAGAAGGCGGGTGAGTTCTACACGCCCGCGGCCGTCTCGCGCCTGCTCGCCAAACTGGCGGCGCCGCAGCCCGGCAACACGATCTGCGACCCCGCCTGCGGCTCCGGCTCTCTGCTGATCCAGGCCGCGCAGGAGGTGGGATCCGAGAACTTCGCCCTCTACGGGCAGGAGGTGAACGGGGCGACCTGGGCGCTGGCCCGCATGAACATGTTCCTGCACGCCAGGGACGCCGCCCGCATCGAATGGTGCGACACGCTCAACAGCCCGGCGCTGGTCGAAGGCGACCACCTGATGCGCTTCGACGTGGTGCTGGCCAACCCGCCCTTCAGCCTAGACAAATGGGGGGCCGAGAATGCCGCAACCGACCCCTGGGGCCGCTTCTGGCGCGGCGTGCCGCCCCGGTCCAAGGGCGATTATGCCTTCATCACCCACATGATCGAGATCGCCAGGCGCCAGTCCGGCCGGGTGGCGGTGATCGTGCCGCATGGCGTGCTGTTCCGGGGCGGCGCCGAGGGACGCATCCGGCAGAAGCTCATCGAGGAAAACCTGCTCGATGCCGTCATCGGCCTGCCTGCGGGCCTGTTCACCACCACGGGGATCCCGGTCGCCATCCTGATCTTCGACCGCTCGCGCGAGGAAGGCGGCGCGAACGCGGATCGGCGCGACGTGCTGTTCATCGACGCGAGCCGCGAGTTCAGCCCCGGCAAGACCCAGAACGTGATGGACGAGGCGCATGTCGCCAAGGTGCTGGAGACCTACCGCAGCCGCGCCGAGGTCGTGCGCTATTCGCACCGGGCAAGCCCGGAAGAGATCGCCGAAAACGGCTACAACCTCAACATCCCCCGCTACGTCGACACCTTCGAGCCCGAGGAAGAGATCGACGTCGCCGCCGTGCAGAAGGACATCCTGCGGATCGAGGCCGAGCTGGCCGAGGTGCGGGCAAAGATGGCCGGGTATCTGAAGGAGCTGGGCGTCGATGCTTAA